CAATAGTAGATATCGATGATACTCTCTTACGAAACGGTAAGACTCCTATCCGAAGAGTTATTGAATATGTTAATTCCCTTCCTGGTGCTATATACATCGTTACGGGTCGTCCTGAAAGTCTTAGAAAAGATACTATTAAAGCATTAAGAGATGCTGGTGTTCGTTACTCTCGTCTTATTATGAATCCAGGATCTTCTGCAGATACCGCCAAATATAAGTATGAAGTTGGAATGAGATTAAAATCTAAGGTTGATTTAGCAATTGATAATGATCCTACTATGCGAGCTGCTTATCGTAGAGCTGGAATCAAGACTAAAGATCCAGCTACCCTGCCAGACATGAAGAAGTTCTGGGAAATATAACTATCTCCCGTAATCGTCTTCTAATCTTTCTATATCATCTTCGCCAAAATAAGTTCCAGTCTGCACTTCTATAAATTCAACTGGATAAGAAAGAGCTTCAATTCTATGTAGTGTTCCTTCAGGAATTGTTATAGTACTGCCAGGACCGTATGTTCTTTTTATTCCATCAATGGTGATGTGTGAATACCCCGACAATATAACCCAGTGTTCGTTTCTAAATTTATGTCTTTGATAAGAAAGTTTTTGCCCAGGTTCTACATGTATAAGCTTAATCTTGTAGTTCTCAGACTCTTCAATAACTTTATAATAGCCCCAAGGTCTTTGTTCAGTAATCATATTATATACTCCACCAAATTCTTATTGTACCATTACAAATATCACAAATATATGGTTTGTCATTTCCATTAATATAATGTTGTCTAATTATTTTTGCAGTTGTTTCAAAATCTGCTTCATGTGTATCTCTTCCGCAATCAGGGCATATCTCTGCATTTACGTATTCATATATATGTCTGCATTTTTTAAACCACCCACCGATATACGGGTTTAATTCTTCTGCAGTTGGAGTTCTACCTTCAGGATACACATAATGAACTACATTTTTATTTGTATCAGGTCCAATTATTGTTTTAGTGGAATGAGTCTCCACAGGCGCATCCCCCTTGTGCATTTGGATTATCTATTGTAAAACCCTGTTTCTCTATTGTATCTACGTAGTCCATGGTAGATCCTTCTAGATATGGCCAGGACAGTTTATCTACCCGTAAATCAAAATCTTTATTACGAACAAGATGATCTTCTAGATTTGTTTGATAGTCAAAATATGTTTGATATCTTAATCCAGAGCACCCACCAGGCTGTACTGCCACCCTCAAAAAAATATTATGATCGGGCATGGTTATTTTTGTATCTTTAATTAACTCTGCTACTTTCTTTACTGCCGCATCTGTAAGTTTCATGTTTTTATTATACCGCTAAATCTATATATACGGTATAATTAATCAATCTAGTTAGGGGTGGAAAATGTTATTTCACAAACATTTATTAATTAACGCAAAAGTTAAAGATCCAATGAACTCAGAAGAAGAGGCTATCTCTTTTCTAGAAAATCTTGTTAGTCGTATTAATATGAAAATTATTAAAGGGCCTTTTGCGTCTTATGTTGATAAGCCAGGGAATAGGGGTCTTACTGCTATTGTAATGATAGAGACCAGTCATATTGCATTTCATATTTGGGATGAGAATGATCCAGGTTTGATGCAGTTTGATTTATATACCTGCGGAGAGCTTAATCTTTCAGAAGTACTTCTTGCAATTGGAAAAGACTTTAATGTTGTATCTATGGACTATAATCTATTCGATAGAGAGAATGGATTTGTTCTAGAGTCTAAGGGATCATTTCCAGAATACACAATCTGAAAATTTTTTCATTTTGACAAAATCTGAATATTTTTCTAAGATGTACGATACAGACTAAACAACAAAAAATGTAAATAATTAGTGAGCACACTAGTGCCACCTTTTTTATTTATTTAGGTGGCACTTTTTTATTTTTTATCGTAGCGGGGCTGTCCCTTGTAAATAACCATCTATTCCTAAAATGTCACATGTAATTTTTACTCTGTGATTTCTTTTTAGTGATGTTTTGTAAAGGTCTATAAAGTAATAGACATCTTCTTTAGTAGGTAATTCCATAGATGATGTGTTTCCACTCATGCTAGTTATTGTTAGTTTCATTTAGAATTGTATTCCTTTCTTCTTCTGTTGCTTGGTGATACCCTGCGAAACTTCCGTGTTTAGCAAGCCACGCCTTTCGGCGTAGTTGCTCATGCGAGTAAGTAGCCATCTACACACTCACAAGTTTCTATTGCGTAATCGTCATCATCACCAAAGAAGATGTATCCTCTTCCGTAGCATGAATCACAATCTATTGTTTTTACTGAGTTTATCATTTATTTATTTCCTAACTGCTCTTAGTGTAAAGGTTGCTTTGTCATCTACTTTGTGTAGTTCTTTCATAAAGTCTTCTAATTCTTTTACTGAATCAAAGTCTAACACCGCTAAGCATTTATCGTGCTTGCCGTTCCAAATTGCTGTTTCTAGTTTCATTTCTTTTTTTCCTTTTCTGTTATTGGTTAGAGTGTAGCAGGGGCTACTGACATTTTTTCTACTGTGTATCCATGCGACACGAGAGTGTCCATGAGGTTATTTATCTGATACTCACTAATCATGAGTCTATCTGAAACGGAAACTAGGTTTCCTTCTTTTTCTACTGTATAACTTAGGTTTAGCATTTTGCTAACCTTCCTTTCTTTTTTCTATACTGCGTATCTTACTTGATACCGCTGACATTTTCAAGTCTAGCGACGGCGTGTCGCCTGTGGTGTTAGTCACACTTTGCGGGTGGTGACTGTACCCTTTGCGATAATCGCATCGATTCTAGCGTAATCTGCTAGAGTCTGCTCAGGTGTCTGAGCGATGATTTCATCTAATCTAACTTTATCCATTTTAGATTTCCTTTCTGTTTATCTTTATAAGAGTATCCTATACCCTACCACTGACATTTTGACCCGTATTTCGGGCGTGTCGTAAATTAATTTTTGTGGCGTTGATCACAAATTTCCGGCGCCCTAAATGTCTTATTTGTCCGTTTACGCAGCATGTGATTAAGTTCACAAAAAAACTTTTTGCCAATTTTGCGGCGTGTCGCTTTGACTTTTGTCAGTCCTATTTGATAAACTTACGGAGTAAGAATAAGAAAGGAAAACTAAATGGCTAATTTATATACCATTGAAGATTTGCTAATTGGCAAACTCTATCGCTCTAAATCTCTTGAGGGAGAAATTGTTGAGGCAGAAAAACATCCTGCTTCTATCTACTACGCTGACGCTGAGGCGTATCTTGTTCGTGTTCGTAAATCAACGGGCATGGGCGGTTATTACTACCGCACTATCGCCGTAAAGGTTGGTGAGTAATGAAACTTCACGAATTTCAAGAATTAGTCAAGGCAGAGCGAGAGGCTTTGCGCTTGACAAACCTAGAGAAAATCTCTACAATTGTAAATGTCACTACTAACGAAAGGCAAACTAATGACTAACACAAACTATACTGATTACCCTTTTACTGCTAACGGAGTAAATTTTATCTCTCGCATATCTAACACTTCTCCATTCGTAGGTATGCTAAAGAATGTGCCTGCTGATGAATTTCGTGCTATGAATGTTCAAGCCGTTCAGGAACTTATTGGAGACGCTTCACTTCTAACTACCGCCGAATTACTTGCTGAATTAGAGCGTGTCAATGAAGGCTCATCTCACTCTTGGATTTTGTTAGGAGCAAACTAAAGTGATGACTAGAAAAGACTATGTCAAAACTTCTAATATTCTAAAAGGATTTGCTGATGAAATTCATCCGCAAGTCTTTGAGGATTTAGTAGAAGAATTCGCACAATATTTCAAGGCAGATAACGAAAATTTTGATAAAGCAAAATTTGAGAAGGCTTGCGGAATTGACGAGATAGGATTAATTCCAGTATGATAAATGAAACAACGGGCTTTTTAACAATGCTTTTTCTTTTTGGATATTGCGTTGTTAAAGCCTTGACTTCTTGATCTAAAAATTCCGGCCCCTTATCCACAGCTTTATCCACAGTGTGAATTACGGCACTTGTGATTTTTTTCACAGATTTGCGGCGTGTCTAATTTGAAAATGTCAGATTAATTTGGTAGTCTGGAATCCTGAAAATGAAAGGACTAAAATGAAAACTTATTTAACTACT